CTGGCAATGCCCCACACCCGTGACCATAGCCTCACGCCTCGCGGGGAGCTTCTAGGGCCTTCTGATCACTCCGAGATCCAGGTGCTTGATCGGGCGCTGGCTCATCTGCGACTGGTGCCTGAGTTCCTTGACTACCTCCCCGCCCTAAAGGGCGGGGATTCCTTCTGCAAGACGGTCTAGTCCGACCGCGCGGATGTTTCGTGCAGCGTTCACATCACGGTCGTGTTCCGTGCCGCATTCGCCGCAGACCCAAGTCCGCTCATTCAAACCTGTTTGACCTTTCGGCCCAGCAATGCTTCCGCACTCGTGGCAGGTTTGGGTTGTCCAAGCTTCGTTCACTTCCTCAAAGACGACACCTGCCTGATGGCATTTGTATTCCAACATCGTCTTGAACATCGACCACCCGGCATCAAGCGTTGACTTCGCCATCGTGGTCTTGACCAGCTTTGCGCTGGCTACGTTGCCGACAAAGACTGCGGCATTGTTCCGAACAATCGCGGTGCTGAACTTGTGCAGTTCGTCCTTACGCTTGTTCTTGATGCTTGCGTGGATAGCCCGTGCGCGATCCTTCTTCTTGGCACGTTGCGCAACAGCAAGCTTTTCTTCTGCGGCTCGATACCAGCGACCCTCCAGACGCGAACCGTCGGACAGCACGGCACACTCCTTCAGACCGAGGTCGATACCGACGGCGGTCGTGCCTGCGCTCTTCACGCCTTCAACCTGAACCGCGACGTTCAGATACCAGCGACCACGAGCATCTTGGCTGAATGAACCTCCGCGCAGTTCGTATTTGCTCAGACCGTAGCTGTCCCACAGGCCCATCATCTTGCCCGCGAAGCGCACCTGCCCGTTGCGATAGACAACAGCGCCCTTCTTGAAAGGAATCCATCCGAGGCTGCGCTTGGGCGACTTCGGGTTGCTCACACGCCAGCGCAGTTTGGTCTTCTTGAACTGCTTGCGGCGGGTGGCGTATTCCTCGCAGACCTGCTGCAAGGTTTGGCTCGGGATGTTCAGCCCTTCCTTGGTAGCGCCCGCGACAATCTTCTGGAGGTCGTAGCCACTCAGGAACTTGCCAGCGCCAGTGTAGGGGCGAGCAGCCTTCGCGGATGTCTCGTTGATGAAGTTCCACAGCATGTTCACCTCACGAGCGAGGCCATCAAGGAAAGCGGCGTGCTTGTCCTTGATTCGAAGCTTCAAAGTTTTGGTGTTCATGCCCATATCTCCTATATTATAGGGGTTTCCTGAACTTTGCAAAGTTGGTGTACAGATGGTCGATTACAAGCACAGCAGGCACTCGGTGTTCTCCCTGAACGTGCATTTGATCTTTGTCGTGAAGCGGCGCGGAAAGGCATTCAACGAGGAGCGGCTTGCGTTCTTGAAGGATGTCTTTGACGGCGTGTGCGAGGAGTTCGAATCCGAACTACTGGAGTTCAACGGCGAGGCAGACCACGTTCACCTTCTGGTGTCGCATCCGCCAAAGCATTCCGTCTCGGCTCTCGTGAACAGCTTGAAGGGCGTGTCCAGTCGAATGCTGAAGCTTCAGTTCCCAGAGATTGAGCACTTCTGGTCGGTGCGCAAATCACGCGGGGCGTTGTGGAGCCCTTCGTTCTTCGCCTGCTCCGTAGGCGGCGCACCGATTGATGTCCTGAAGCGATATATCCAGCAGCAGGGATCAACCCCCGCCTGAAGGCGGGGGCTTAAAAGCCTTGGTGAGCAAGCATGGCCATGAAGCGCGCCTGCCGATTGGACACCGACGGCATGGCTCACCCGATCATCTCGGTCGAGGTTGGCGAGTTGTAGCCAGCGAACATGCCGAGCACGTCGCGCATGTTGCCGGTGTCAATGTCACTGGCGGTCTTGGCCGCATCCACCACCGCAGGCGCGGCCGCTGCAGCCTGCTGGGCCTGCATCGCCTGGGCACGCTGCGCACGGATCTGCGCCACCTGGTCATCGGGCACGAGCACTTTCGGGTCGACCCCGAACATCTCGCCGTAGTTGTCGACCACCTGATCGAAGTCCACCTTGTCGACGATCTCGGGCTTGAGCGCGGCCAGTTGGCCCACCGTCCCGAGCAAACGGTCCATGCCCGCGGCCGCCACGGCACGCTGCGCCTGAGCCAACACCGAGATGAACTCGACGTCGATCTCCATGCCCTGCAGCTCACGCGGCGCCTCAGGCAGGATCCCCGCCTCGGTGCAGTAGTCGAAGGCCAGGTCGATCATCGGGCTCAGGAGCTCGTTGTGCAGTCGCTCGAGCACGGGCCCGAGCATCAGGAGCTTCTCCTCGTGCCGCTCGGCGATCTCGGTGGCCGTGACGCCAGAGCGTCGGTCATTGGCCAGCATCAGGAACAGGTCGGCGTAGTAGCTCGAGCGGATCCGCTCGCGCACGTCCATGATGTCCACGCCCAGGTGCTGCAGGTTGAGGTTGACCTCGTAGGCACTGCGCACGCCGGCCGTCTGGCCCACGTTGTCGACGTAGAAGATGCCACCTGGCAGCCGGCTCTTGGCCGCTTCCCGGTAGCTCGAGGGCACTTGCAAGGGCGGGTTGACCTGATAGTCGATCGCCTGGCCCTTGCGCAGTTGCTGGTGCTGCAACTGCTTCACATCGCCCAGGCACTCCATGCCAGGCGAGGTGCCGTAGATGTCATTGCCGGTCACCACCCAGCGCGGGGCCAGGGCCGGGAACTTCTTGAACCCGCTCTCGCTCAGGTACTTGTCCCAGTTGTCGCGACCGGATTCGATGTAGCACGACATGAAGGGCATGTTGGTCGAGTCGACCTTGCCGTACTCGCGATCGCGTCGCGGCTGGATCATGTGCAGCACGTCGATCCAGGCGTCGTATTGCCCGCGGTTGTACAGGTTGCGCACGGTGTCGCTGCAGTTCTTGAGACCAAACTGCTCGACCACCTGGCCCACGGTCATCTGGAACTCGCGACAGACCGTGTCGACGACACCCCGGTCATTGGTCGCGATCGCGTACTCACCCACCGTCAGCGGGTAGAGGTGCATCACGTTCTCGAAATCCGGGCGCACCACGCAACAGGCCGTGCCAAAGAGCCCCAGCTCCTCGTACATCGAGTGCAGGGCCCGGTAGGTGTTGCTGGAGGAGAAGATCGCACGGATGAGCCCTGCGACCTGATGCAGCCAGCTCTTGACCGCAAACGACTCCATGAGCTGCTTGTCAGCGATCTCGAGCCTGAACCACGGCCGTGCCGGGCTCGTCATGCCCGACATCATCCCCGCGGCCAGCGTGCGGCTCGCGAAGATCGCAGTGCTGTCGATGATGTGGTTGTGCCGCTTGTTGCCACGGTTGCGGTCCGTGACAAAGAACCGCCCAGCCCGCGGCTGCTGGTAGTCGCTGATCTCGCGCCAGTGCGCGTCGAAACTAGATCGCTCAGACTTGAGCGCCGACCAGCGAGTCAGCAGCCGATTGCGTTTGCTCTGGCTTTCGATCATGAGTACGCCCTCGTGCCGCGTCGATTTTCGCCCTGCGTTTTTGCATCTGCCCAACGACAGTTCGAGGGTTCGTAGTTGCCGTTCGTGTCGATCCGATCTAACGACGTGCCTGGCGGGCGTTCACCCATGTCGGCCAAGAAATTCTTGAAAGACTTCCATCGTTCGCAGACGGAGATGCCTCGGCCACCGTAGTCCTTCCATGCGTGATGGTTAGGGTCGCTGCAGCGGCTTTTCATCTGGCGCCACGAGTTGTGCTCTGGCGATCCTGTCTTGCCGTGCGACAAGTTCAGGTTCTTGTAAACGGCCGAGGACACTTCGCTGTGCAAGCAGCCGCATGACTGCGTTATGCCGTTTCGCAGGCTGTAGCCTTTGACGACAGCCTCGGCGCCACAGTCGCACCAACAGCGCCAGGTAGCCTCGCCTCGCTTGACCCCGTCGCGTGCAACCACGAATAGGCGACCGAATCGCTTGTTCGTGAGATCAACGAGGCGTGGCATCACTGACCGAGCAGCGTGGCACGACCCATGTTGGCGCCCGATGCCATCGAGTTCGCACCCGTGAGCATCGTGCCACCGGCCATGCCGCTGCGGCGCCGTTGGGCCGAATCCTGCAGCGGTGCAGTGTCAGCGGGTTTGGCCGCCTGGGGAGGGGGCGGCGGCGGGGGAATATTCGGGGAAGAGCACATGATGTCCGGCCTTTCAGCGCAGAGTGGCGTAAGGATCGTAATCAAGAGGCGAGGCCTCACGGACACGCAGACCCATGGCCCGGGCCGCGGCCGCGACGCTCTCATCGCGCTGCACGGGGTAGGCGAACGTGAGCGCCAGGGCATCGGCCAGGTCCGGCGAGCCCGCCGACGGCAGCCGCTTGCGGATGTCGTCCTTGCTCTCGAGCACGATGCGATCGGCCGTGTCGAAGCGGTACGTGGGCGTGGCCAGCTCCTGCTTGAGCTCCATGATGTCGGGGATCACGCCACCGGCACCGAGCCAGTCGCGCAGGTCGAACCACATCTCGCTGCGCTTGTTGACGAACCGCCCCGAGCTCGCCCGCCCGCCGAAGTTGACCTCGGTCACGCGGTGGCCGAGCTGGCGCAGTCGATCGATCACCCCGCCCCCATTGCCCGCGTCAATGAACACGGCGTCCGGGTGCCAGCGCTCGATGTAGCCCGCCACGCGATCGGCCAGCTCCATGTTGTCGATGCCCCGGTAGACCTCAGGCCGCCCGGCACGCAGGCCCTGGCGTTGGAAGATCACCGATCGGTCATCGCCAAAGCGCGCAGGGTCCACGCCCAGGACCTTGGGCGCGAAGCTGTACTGATCCTCGCGCAAGTGCCGGCCCACGGCCTGGTGCACCTCGGCCAGGCTGATGAGCTGATCGTCGCCGGCCGCGCTGAAGTCGCACAGGTACTCGCGTGCGAACGAGGTCTCGTTCATGTCGCGCTTCAAGCGCGCCACCTCGTCCGGGTCAAGCGACTCGGTGTCGTACACGGTGTACAGCGCCGAGTGCCACTCGGGCAGGGCCTTGGCCCGGTAGAACAGCTCGCTGAACAGGTTGATGCCCATCGGCGTGCCGATGAACAGCGCCCAGCCTTTGCGGTCAGACAGTGCCGGCTGGATGATGTCGTTCCACACCTCGGCCTTGATCTGCGCCACCTCGTCGATCACCACGCCGTCAAAGCGCATGCCTCGCATGGCATCGGGATTGTCGGCACCGAACACCCGCACCCGGGCGTTGTTGTTCGCAAATTGCACCCAGAGCTCGGACTCGTTGACCTCGACCAGCCCATGCTCGATCAAAGGGGCCACGCGGGCCTTTAAACGGGCCCAGGCGATCGCCTTGGCTTGCTTGAGGTACGGAGCTACGTAGACGAAGAGCGGAAGCTCCAGCGGGCATCTGAGCGCCTTGTCGATGAGCTCGGCCAGTGCCAGCTCGGTCTTGCCCGCTCGACGGTGCAGGGCCAGCACCGTGAACCGCTTGCGCTGCATGTGGCACTCACGCTGCCAGGCCCGTGGCCGGTAGCCCAGGTCAATCGTCGTTGTCACGCGATGTCGGTGTCTTGCACGTCCGAGGGCACGCCGGTTGCGATCACGATCGCGGCCTTGACCGGGCCACCGTTGGCGCCCGTGAGCTCCGTGCGATCGGCGAACACCTTCTTGCGCCTGCCCTTGAGCATCAGCGCCAGCAGCGAGTCGCTGTAGACCAGTCGCGTGCCGACCAGTTGCCCGCCTTGGTACACGGGCTCCTCGACGCCCTCGAGCGCACGGCGCCTGGCCTCTTGCTCAAGTTTGTCGGCCGACATCTCGATGGCCAGCTCGCACTGTGCTGCGAAGTCGGGGTTCTTCTGGCGCCGGATCCAAACGGTCTGGCGATCAATGCCCACGGCCTCGCAGGCGCGATTGATCACCCCGTGCTCGGCGAGAGCTGCGAGAAAAGCGTCGACCCACAAACCACCAGGATTAGTCATGCCCTGAACCTACCATCGGCGATTCAGGTAACGGACACCTCTCGCAAGTGTCGTGCGGCCACTTGGCTGCGCCGATAGCCCTGCACGATCTTCCAGATGCAACCCTTGCTCACGTCGAACTTCTCGGCAATGGCCGCCAGCGTGAAGCCCGCGTCCCTGAGCTCCAGCACGAGCTCGACCTCACGGTCCAGCAGCTTTGCACCAGGGTGATGCTCACCGATCCTTTTGCCCAGTTCATTGACCGCAATCATTCGCACATGGCTCATGGTCGAGTTCCTGTAGAAACTTGCAAAAACAACGTAACAAACCCCCGATTACAGGCAACAAACGTAACACCCCATAGGGTGTTGTTACGTTA